ATATGCTACCTGAAACCAATCCGTTAAAGATGTACGAACCAGTGTCCACAAATCTTTCAGTTTCGTCAATATCGGATGCGAGTTGGGTGTACTCATTTCCTATCTCCTTGACTATCTCTTTTAAAAAATCCATAATTAATCGTGTTTGTGATCAAGTTTTCCAGACATCTCATATGCATCCTTACTTCCACCATGACCATGTGCAATTCCCAATTCATGCATCTTGGCATGTTCGTCAATAGGATCACGTAAATCTGTCTTACCTGGCCCTATTGTGAGATACAATCCATATCCCATAATAAAAAATAGTAATCCTACTATGATGAATACTAAAATCATATTACCATCCCGTGTTTTTCTCTAAGTATTTTTTTGTAAGGCCCGCCAGGATTTTCATCTCTGACTTCCTTAACTAACTTTAATTTTTCATAAAGTTTTTCGCATTGTGGTTCACCTGTATTCTTACGACACTTCCAAAGTGCAGTAACAATATAAGCAAACTCCTTATCATCAATAGGTAAATCCATTATACAAAAAAGGAATCAAGACTAGCTGTTCTTTCCACGTTCCATTCTATCACATCTAGGATAATTTTCAAGGGGTCTAGGAAAGACTTCTCAAACTGTAAATCATAATCAATATATTTCTCAATGCCTAGTTCTCTAGGGAAATCCTGAATAAAAGACATTACATTTTCATGGATAGGATTAGGGCTACGCAAGTAACAAAACTTAACTTTCTCACCATTACCAATAAGAGAATACTTACCTTCAAGGCCTAATCTCTTTACATGATGATTGAATAAGAGAGATCCCCTTGCATGTATGGGAGTTCCCTTTTCATATATTGCATTACGACCTTTGTATTTAACAACATCAGAAACTGTCCTTGGAAAGGATATATCCTCTGGTGGAAGTGATTTAAACTGATTACGAAACTTATCAATATAATCAATCATTTCATCTTCAGTACCACTCATCATCACTTTCAATGCATCCTTAATAGCCTGACGACATGGTGCAGGTGTGGAAGATTTAACCGCCTCAATACCCATGATCTTAAGTTTGGCTTCATTATATCTTACACCCTCACTGTCCCATACATTTAGGATGTACCTCTTCTTGGCAGTCCATATACCACGATCTGCGATGTTCTCACGTTTCATGATCATCTTTTGATCATATGCATTTACGTAGTCGGCCAGTTCTTGGTAAGAACTTTCAATATAAGGCTCAAGTTCCACCTCACAGATCTTATTAAGGAACGAAACAACGCCTTCAGTAGTTTTCTCTCTCCCCTCGTATACACGTTCGACCAGAGGGCCCAGATTAAGATAAATGGAATCAGTATCTGAAGCAATAACATAATCAACCTCCTCAGTTTTCAAAATTTTATTAATCTTCTGATTCATCTTATTCTCTATCCAACGGATAGAGACCTGACCAGAAAGAGTAATAGCTTCTGCGTTCTCTAATTTATAATACCTGAAATACTGATTCCCGATAGCACCATAAGCACTATTAAGAGAAATCTTTTTCGCCATTTGGATATTGTTACATCTTGCAATTTCCTTTTCCAATGCCTTACTGGGGGTCTTCTGATATTTCTTCTTGGCATCAATCATCCTCCTTTTAAAAGTTACACGTTGATCATAATACTTCTGCATCAACTCTGGAAGAAACCCACGTATATCTTTTCTATACTGAGCTCCATTGGCACAAGTTGCATACCTACTATCAACATCTATCTCTTGATTTAAGATCCTCTCAACGCTCGCACTGGGATGTCGAGTCTCCCTGATGGTCTCTGGTGAGATATTGTACTGCATAATAAGATGAGGGTACAAGCTATTAAGGTCAAAAGAGACCACCCAATCATACTTTCCTGGAATCGGTTCTTTGACATAAGCTCCTGCGTATTTTTCATCTTTTTTGGATCCTATTTTAGGAGGAATAGCTATCCCTCTCTTTTTCAATTCATTGTATATTATACAATCCCAAAGCCTAACTTGAAAGAAAATATCTTGATAATTAACCTTAGCATCATATGCCATAGTTAACGCAAGTTCAATCAACTTAAGTTTATCTTCAAGACGGTCAACCAATTGTACGTCAATTATATTATACTCTACAAACTTTTGCCAACCCTTTGTGTAGAAATCCTTAAACGTATCAAACTCAGAGTGATCTAATTTCTGTTGTCCTAACTCTTGTTGTGCAATATAATCTAAACGAAAACTCTCTTGGTTTGGAGTACCAGGCGACCACTTATAAAGACGCATATAATCTAATACAGATACACCACCAATATCAACAACAAAATTCTTACGACCCATCTTCACAACTTCATTCTGAGTTACAAGACCCCAAGGTGATAATCTCTTCATCAACTTGGCACCAAGAACTCTATTCAATCTACCAGCAATATAAGGTATATCGAAAAATTCACAGTTCCATCCAGTAACAACGTCTGGAGTATTCTCAATCCACCATTGTATGAAAGAACTCAATAAATGATGTTCATCATTACACTGACGGTAATCAACATTATCATGAATATTATTAAATGGGCCTGTACCCCATGTAATTATTTCTTTAGTTGTATAATCCTGAATAGTAATCAACAATACTTCTTCCGAAGCAGATTCAACATCAGGGAATCCATTTTCAGATTTAGTCTCAATATCAATTGTTACTAATTTAATCTTACTAATATCAAACTCAATCTGATCCTCTGGATAATTATCAGAAATATATTGATAGATAAATCTTTCAAATCCATAAACATCAAATCCATCTACATCATTATACTTAGTAATAAAATCTCTAGTCTCACGAATAGTACCAGGCTTAACTGGTTCCACATATTCGCCAGACAGAGTTCTATACTTACTCTTCTTTTTAGAAGAAACAAATAATGTAGGATTATAAACATCTCTATGAGTATACCTTTGACCATTCTCATAACCACGAACCAGTATTTGGTTCCCGACCATTTGAATATTAGTATAGAATCTCATTAGGTAATTGTCACGTAGTAATCTAAAAGATCAGTGGTCGGCTCGACAAATGTAAGAACATCATCCGACCTTATCATTATAGCATCTTGATTTGTATATTCATCTAACCAAGGAACTATTCTTTTATCTGGTCTATCACCAGACACAACTAGTTTTGGTTTAACTAATTTACAATCAGGTTCTCCTATTTCTTGCATCACTGATATGACTTCAGAGATGACAACTTGTTCATTCTTCAGTATCAGAATCTGTACGTTCTTCATTTAATAGTTCCTGTTCAATTACTGTATTTTCTGATGGTGGTTGTGATAATTCTTTAACAACCTTTTCTTCAGTACTCACTTTTTCTTCCCAAGATTCTTTAAGCTTTGGAAGTGGTTCACAAATAACACTAACCATATCAGCAGGTATTTGAAATACTGTGTCACTGGAAAAAGGATTCCATCGGCTTATATTTACACTGATACTATCACTAACAGTCTGATCCTCATTCATCATACGAGAAAGTGTAATAATATAAGGATGTGAAAGTTGATAACCAACTATTCTAGGTTCCTCATCTGTAGTTCTAATCTCTTCTATATCAGCAATTACATCCTGTTTAGGTTTCAGGGTTAAAAGTTTGACCGTCATTACTTTAATCTTAATTTAGCTATTATAAAGGGGAACTTGATTTTAGTCAAGCTCCCCTTAAATTTATTAAAGATATTCCTTTCTTGCGTGATGTTCAGGAACTATCTTCTTCAGTTCTACAACTAAGAGTCCATCATTAAAGCTGACCGATCCAACCTCTGTATCGTCCGTGATCGTCCAAATGCGTTGGAAGGATCGTTGGGCCAATCCTTTATGGACAAACGTTCCATCAACCTCTGATTCTTCTTTCTTGCCTTCGACATATAATTTTCCAAACTCTGTATAGACTTTAACTTCATCTTTTTTGAAGCCAGCGAGTGCGATCTCAAGTCTCGATTCATGATTATTTAATTGTACCAAATTGAATGGTGGATAGTTTGATTGTGGAAAATCTGAATTAAAAAACCTGTCTAGGTAATCATCCATTCCTATCCCATGCTTTGAAATCTTCTCCATCAATTCTGGAAGATTGGCAGCATGATATCTTGCTAGGGTGTTCATAATAGTTCTCCTTTAAAAGCGAGTGTGTAATTGTGTACCCTTACGGCGTACACTACTAATTATATCACAAGCATTAAAAAAAGAGTGAGGAAACCCCCACTCTTTTTCACTAAAAATACTGGATATATCTGCACCCAATTATTATTTAGTCTCTTCTACTTTTCTTTTTTTACCTATATTATATTTTGTCTCCAAAACCCAATCTCCTTTCTCACTGTATGCAAGAACTTTAATTTGATTTAATGGTGCAACATCTAAAGGGGTATCCTGATCTACTCTATTAACTAGACCCCAATCACATAATAATTGTGTTATACGATTTCTACGTGCAACATCATTCTGAGTTAGATTAGCAGTCTTGCCATCTAATGCAAATAGTTCTTTAAAGTGAACTATAAAATACTTACCCTGTTTATGTAGAATGTGACAGGATTGATATAGCTTCTTTTCTTTTCTGGATGCAACACCTATTCTTGTAAGTGTTTCACGTACCTTAAGAAAATCATCAGGTTCTCGTAGAGTAACCTCAATCATATTATCGGGAGACCAACTCACTTCAGGTTCGGTACTCATTTTTTTCCTCCAATCTCAAGTTTAGATCTAATGAATGCAATTTGTTCAGATGATAAAATACGGAGAGCCTGTGTCGCTTTTTCATTACTATAACCATAGTAACGTTTCACACAATCAAGATCTTTGATCTTATCTTTTCTCAACCAAGGAGAGAATCTCTTCTTTTTCCTCACACTATTTAGAAAAAAATCATATTGAAGTCTCTTAGGTAATGAGTGATTAATATTCATCTCATTAGCTAATAACACCGTATCAAGATGACCAGCCATACACCTATTAACAATATAAGGTGCATACTCACGTTCAGTATCAGGATCTTCTGTAATAAGATCCTTCTTATTGAGATTAATACTATTAAGCCAATCTTTAAGTTCCATTATCCTTCCCAGATCAAATCAGGCATTGGTGTTTGTTGTCCTCTTAATGTAAACATAAGAATAATATATCCTACAAACCATATGATATTAAATATCCATGCCTGTCTCCAGAGATACTTTCTTATTGCCATAGATCTAAGAACCTCTGGAGCTTTATCCTGAGATCTAAAGATCTGTTCTATTATCAATGCAATAAAGAATCCTATCACTAATGGATAGAATACAAAATTTGCAAATGACATTATACCTATTAAAAAAATCATTTTTTAAAAACTCCTAGTTTGGATAGTAACCATAGTGTAACTATTGTCCACCCTATAACGTACCACATGTTCATGTTAACTCCTTAATTTTATCACGCCAGTACTCTCTATCTGCATCAGAGATCCAAGGAGAGTGTACCATAATATGTGCGTGTTGTAGCCACTTTTTATCATCCCAATCCTTTCTAGGTTTATCTATGTATTGTTTTAATGTCATCTCCTTAATTCATTCAGGATGTGTGTATATGCACTTATTATATCACCATTATCATTCCTGAACAAATCTTTATCAAAGTTTTCTTTGGTTCCAGTTTTCCATAATCTACAACTATCAGGACTTATCTCATCAGCAAGAAGTAAATTACCTTCACTATCATCACCAAATTCTATTTTAAAATCAACTAAATCAAAACCAATATCAAAAAATATTTTTATTAACTGTCGATTAATTTGTAATGCAGTTCCAATAAATTCCTCTGGATCATATCCCATCAACTTCATTCTATCATATGTAAGAAGTGGATCATCTTTACTATCATCCTTCAGATGAAATTCAACTAAAGGTGTCATCAACAATTTACCTTCTGGAATTGTAGTCTGTCTACAAATAGAACCAGCAGTAATGTTTCTAACAATAACTTCCAATGGAAGAATATTTACCTTTTTACATGACATAATCCTTTCGGGAAATGTATCAAGATAATGAGTTTTAATTCCTACCTTCTCTAATTTTTGAAATATAATTGAAGATATTTCGCAACAGATACGACCTTTATCTTCTAAGAATAATTCTTTCCTACCATTACCAGCAGTAACTTTATTCTCATATTGTATGAGAACCTTATTAGGATCATCTGTAGTAAAGACGGTCTTTACTTTTCCTTTTATGATTTCAGTTTTAGTCATCGTATAATGTCAATGTCCATGTCTTTTGTCCATACTTCAAGTTCAGTTCTTAAACTACCAGAAGATTTAAGTTTGTTGTATCGTTTAGAAGCCATTTTTTTCCATTTTTGTACAACTGATTCCATATAGAACTTCTCAAAGTTTTGAGGGTTCTCTACTAAAGTTTTATCTTCACCAAGTAAAACTTCTCTTACATTTCCAAAACCATAATCAGAAAAATAAGTTCTTTTCTTTTCAGTGAGAGCTGTTGCATTTGCAATCGCAGTCTGGAATTCCACAGCCTTTTGAGAACTTAAGTTCTTTTTGATAATAGCTATCATCTTCTGTTGTGTTTTTAACTTGCGACTGGAAGCGTCGGCTTTGACTAGTAAATTTCCATTGTTTCTCTCGATAAACCATTTGTTTAAACCCTTAAAGATTTGATCGTGAAGTAGTGGAGTAAAATTACTCTGAGTCAAGCCTTTATATCTCATGATAGGTTTCAATCCATCATACTGTGATGAACTCTTTGTGGAACCATATAAAGATGTTGTTTCAAAATGACAGATATTGGCATCATATTTCTTATTTAATATTTCTCTAACTTCATGTGTGCAACACAACATAGCCAGAAGTTTACCACCAAGATAATTATATCCAAATGGTTGAGTAGGAACAATAATAAATCCCATGATAGCATGACGATTAAATATCGTCAGATCTGGAGTAGTACCTAACCAATCATTACGTGGTTTAGAATTTATAGTAGGAGAACCAAATCTACAGAAACCAATAATTGTATTAGTATTCTTTTCAACTACCATCCATTTAAGAGATTTTCCAGGCACAGAATCTTCAATTGCATGTGAAGTTGTTATCTGTAATTTCTCATTAAACTCTCTTAA